CGCGTGTTGAATCTAATAAACAAAAGTTTGAGCAAGCTAGAAAAGATTTAGGTGAGCAAACATTAAATATTCTTCAGGATTATGTGAGCAAATATTATCCTAAAGAGATCGCGGATAATATGATTAATACCTTCATTACAAATAAAGAAGCCAGACAAGCGGCGCTAAATCATCGCGACCAATTATTAAATAATAAATTACCTGGCATGAATCGTGTGTCTGGTGGAAATTATCATGTAAGTGATGAAGATGTACAAAAAGCCTATACGCAAAAAGAAAAGACTAAGAATAGTAAGGACATAAGCCGATACCTTAATCTAGTTTCTCAACAAGCGGCACAGCGGCGTGCTAGTTGACGGAATGAAAAGGTGGGAGTAAAATTTAATCATCTTAAGTTGAGCCTGTGAAAACGGAGTTGATCCTGTGAAAACGGTAACCTTAACTTAATGATCAAGAACATTATCAGCCTGGTCTTTCCGGTAACCTGATAGATGATCAATGAAACAATTGTGCGGCTTTACGCCTGCAATTTAATTATTGGACTCTATTGGGAGATGTCAGGATGACAGACCAAATTAATTTCGACACGGCGTCAGAACTTTTTGACACCGAAGTTACTATCAAATTTCAAAACAATCAATTCTTGATGAACACTATCGAGGAACGTCACGGAACGACTGGTGACGCAACTAACGTGCCTGTATCTGATATCATCGAAATGCAATCACAAACGTATGCGCCGGTTGATATCCCTGTGACCCCCGTTAACCCAACTAACGTTATGATCGTGCCTTATAACTATGCACTCAAAACGGTTATTGGTGGCGGCGAAAAGACTTTATTCGCTTATGACAAGATCGTTGACCATGCAAAATTGCATGCAAAAGCGGCTGGTCGTATGTGTGACTATATTAAGATTAACGCTTTATTCTCATACTCTGACTTTGGCAGCATCTTTACGGTGCCAAAAACGGTTGGTGTTAATACCGGCATGAACGAAGGTAAGATGGCGCAAGGCTTATCTTATCTCGAAGATCAAGGCGTGGATGTTATGAACCATGCTTGCTCTTTATGGTTGCCAGCTATCACAAAACAATCGTTCTTAAATGACGATAAAGTTGTGAGTTTATTTTATAACGATCGCAGACCTTTGGTAGATAACCAGTTAGTTTCTTATTTAGGCGTAGATATTCGCACACTAGGTTCTAATGGTATCAACACCATTCCGTTTACGACTACTATGAGTATCGATACTTATCTAACTCCTTTAGTAAATAAAGAAGCTATGGTTCAAATCTTTAACCGTGATGTACAAACCTCGATTACTTGGGTTCCGCAAAATGACCGTTGGGAATTGTTAACGGTAATGACCTCAGGCGCGCAAGTTATTCAGGTTAACGGCGTAGTGTTGATTACTGTCGATAACCCTTATGTCGCTAACTAATAATCACGGAGGATTAATATTATGGTTACTCAAGTAGATTTTTTACAACAAACGTTAGGTCAAGTAACAGGTGGGTTAGTTGGTACAGCGCCTGCAATGTGGGTCGCATCATCCGATCAAACAGAGGCGGTCATTCTTACGGCTGGTGCTGTTGCTGATTTAGTATCTGCCGGAATTTTTAAAGTGCGTGATATTGTGTGGGTTAATGGTGATCTTGATGGCACGCCATTTCAAAACGTCTATACAGTCACTGCAACGAGTGGTGGATCACTGATTACTTATCCTGAATCTGTTGGTGGTGCTTTACTGGCTGCGAACAACTTGGATGACGTTAATAGTGTATCTACATCCCGAACAAACCTTGGGCTAGGAATCCTCGATAATGTGCGCTTTGCACGAATCGATGGTGGCGCGTCTGGTTCGGCTGGAACGTTACGTTCTTATCCGGCTGGGGCGACTTCTGGTTACCTTGGATTGGTAGGTGTGGCGAATGCTGGTGACTACGCTATTCTTATCAGCAACGCATCGCATGGACAGGCGACAACCTATTCTATTCCTGATGTGGGCGCATCAACTGGTCAATTCTTGGTTAAAACAGCGGCATTAGTTTCTGGCAATTTCCCTGTTGCTTCTGGCACGGCTGGGAAGATTGCTGATTCTGGTTATAACGTAGATAACGTTTTACTTTATGCTTCTGTTGCGATCACAGCGGTTGAGTTCAACGGTATGTACGCGGCACCTAAACTCTTAATCGCAGCCCCTGGCGCGAATAAGTTGATTGTTATTGATCGCATTGAATTGATTATGACGTTTGTCTCAGCGGCATACGCTGCGGGTGGCGTTGTAGGCTTCCAATATGACTCGACGGTTCATGGTGCTGGTGTTGCAGCTTCTAATACTGAGGCGGCGGCTGACTTCTTTGCGGCTGCTAGCACGACTTTCGTGTTTAACGGTAATGCAGGAAACACAGTCGGTATCGTTCCTTTCACTACTTCTGTGGACAAAGGACTATACATTAGTAACCTGACTCAAGCTTTCACAACCGGTGACTCTACATTCGTATGTAAGATTCATTATCGAATTGTCGCTACAGCTTAATAGGTTAGGGGGGTAGTATTTGCCCCCCTCTTTTTTGGAGGCAATGGATGCCCTCACTATTAGACCTGACTAATCGCGCTTTATCTGAGCTTGGACGCTTAACGGTAACGTCTATTACCGATAGCCCTGACGCTGAGGTAGTTTCGAATAAAATTCTAGAATTATATCAAGAAGTCTTGCTTGACTATAACTGGAATTTTGCGATTGTTTATGTAGCTAACTATTCTCCTGAAACCACTAATTTCTCACCTGATTATGTTTATAGCTATCAGCTTCCTGGTAACTATGGAAAATTTTATAAGTGGGCAACAACCGGTGCCCAGTGGCCATTCTATGCGATTGTGGATGGTATGCTTTTGGCGAACACGTTGCCGATTCAGTATTACTATATTGCAAATGACATTCCATTTAGCGTGTGGCCTCCCTTGGTTGCGCGTCAGATTGTCTTATACGCGGCATGTAAATGCGCGCCTACATTAACAAATAATTTAACCTTAGCTGATTATTTGAAAAAAGAATATTACGAAGCTCGTACCAAAGCGATTCTTGAGAATGATATGGAGCGCAGCGTAATGCGCACGCCTTATAATGATTTTGATCGTATTACCTTTGTTTAATTGATTTAGTCTCCTTAATAGATGGTGATATACTAATCTTGCTCAAATAGCGCAAGGATGCACTATGTCAACAAAGATGGTTAGACAAACCGTTTTTACCTTTGGTGAAGTCGATCAAGTCACGTGGAAACGGACGGATGTAGCCGAATATCTAAGTGCTGCGCAAAGTCTTTTAAATGCTGAAGTGGGAACCACTGGCCTTGCTGAGAAACGCAAAGGAACGTCGCTGCTTTTAAATGTCACAGGTGAAGCACAATTTAATTCGCGCATGTATGAATTCGTGGACAAGTACAATGTTCATTATGTGATTTTATCCGCTGGTAATGGTACATGGTACGCTTTTGCAGCACCCACAGAAGAAGCGCAAGTTGTGACTAACACAGGCGCTTTTGTTGTAACAGGTTATGGTACGAATGTTGTTGTTAACGTTTCGACGCTTACATTCATTCAAGATATTACGGGTATGCCGTACTCAACGGGTGACCTAGAGGAAATAGATTATACCCAAGATAATGATGCTTTGGTTTTATCACATCCTAATTATAGAACCGGTCGTATCTATGTTAGTGCTTATACGAATACGGTACCGACTTTTGCATTTCAGTATCTCGATATTTACCCGTTGCCAGCTTATGATTTCAATACGATTAACTATAATAATTTCACCGTGAGCTTAAGTGTGTCGGGCGGTGTATTAACATTTAGATTTACAGGTGTTGGCGCGGATCCTGGATTTACTAACGCTTGGATTGGTGGGCAAATTATCGGTGGTGGTGCTACAGATATTGACCCTGTTGGCTATGCGATTATCACCGCTGTATCTTACAGTGGAAGCGGTGGAGGAACTGTTACATTTACAGCAACAGTGCAAATTGCATTTCAAACATCGGGTTATGCGACACAAGGTTCTCAATATTCAGTAAGACAGCCTGCATGGAGTGCTGATTTAGGTTACCCAGCAAAGGTATTATTCTTTCAAAATAGATTATGGCTAGCGAATACCCAGACATTAAATAACACAATCTTTGGATCCAAGATTAATGCCCCTATTAATTTTGATGTAGGCACGGGTAAAGATACTGATGCCATCATTTATACCATTGGTCAAACAAATAGCGGTGCAATTCATTGGATGAATGGCGGCAAGCAATTGGAAATTTATTGTGAAAATAATGAATTTGCGTGCCCTCAAGATCAAAACTTAGGGTTAACCCCTAGTAGCTTTTCGATTCGTCAACAATCGGCTTATGGTGCATCAAGAAAAATGAAGCCTGTAACTTATATTAATGACTCGTA